GTACACGCCCGGCTCCCAGACGTTGGCATCGACAATGCTCTCCCAGGTCGACCCCACGTGCGTGACGCGCGCACCGAGCGGATACGCGTCATGCGCGCCCAGCGGCTGCACCCAGGCCGTGATCGGCACGCCGCCGTCCGGCGGCACGATCGCCGCCTTGCGCCAGCCGGTGACGCCAGGCTCCCAAACGTTGGCGTCCAGGGTCGAGGTCCAGATGTCGCCGTTGTGCTTCACCAGCGCCCCGAGGCTGTATGCGTCGTGAGCGCCGGTGGGCTGAATCCAGGCCGGCGTGTCTGTATCCGCGTCGGCCCAACCGCTCACGCCCGGCTCCCACACGTTGCCGACAATGGTGGAGCGCCAGCGGGTGCCGTTGTGGCTGACGACCGCACCGAGCGCGTACGCGGTGTCCGGCCCCGCGGGCTGTGCCCACGGCAGCGCCAGCGACTCGTCCTCGATGTCGTCTGCCACGTAATACCACCCGTCTTGCACGTGGCCCTCTACGCTGTAGTCCGCCACGAACAGGCTGTAGCCCGGCGCGTGCACGAAGTTGTGCGCGATGACGACATGGCCATCGGGGAAGGTTTTGATCAGTCGGCCCATTTGGGAGTGCTCGTTGTGTTAGCCCGTAACGGTCCAGCCCTTGGCTGTGGCGATGGTCGGGTCGTCGCCTGTGACCCCGTAGTTGCCGGTCACAGTGATTGTTTTCGCGGTCACGGTGGCGAGCCCGGTGTAGATGTCGTTGAGTGCTTCTGCCGACAGACGGCAACTGGCGTAAGAAATCGACTCCTTAGTTCCGTTCATCCTAGCGGACGACAACGAGGCGCACCCGCTAAACACTGCCGTGGGCGTAAATGCCAGCGCTGAAAAATCAAGCGACGGCACAGATTGCAACGAAAGGCAATTTTGAAACGCGGCGCCAACTTGAGTGCAAAGCGATGTGTCTAACACCGGTATATTTCGCAAAGAATAGCAAGCGTTAAACGTTGAGCTCAAAGATTCGTTCAGCGATGTGTCGAAAGACGGCACGGACAACAGCCCAAAGCAAGAAGCGAACATAGACGCCAAACTTGTGCCGGACGAAGTGTCAATCCGTGGCACGGACTGCAGTGCGCGACAGGCGCTGAACATGCTGGAAAAATTCGTGCCGTTTGATGTGTCGATAAACGGAATTGCTCGCAAAGAAGAACAGTTTGCGAACATACCAGTAAAGTTTGTTCCGGAAGATGTGTCAAGCGCAGGCAAAGATCGCAAAGAACCACAAGAGTTGAACATGTACGAAAAATTCGCTACCGCGTTCTCACCAAGACGGGCGATTTCTATGTTGAACGTGTGCGTAATTGTCGTTGATAGAGAAACTTCCCAAGATGTTAGCGACGCACTGTTGAGCGCGATATCCAGCCACGTGGTGGCGTATTTCTGCAGCCCAGTCTGGCTGTGCTTTTTTTGCAGTGACAGCGTGACAAGGTTGTTTGCGGCCTGCGGCGTCACCGTAACGATTGCGACCTTGTACTCCGGGACGTAGACGGTGCCGCTGCCGTCCGTCGTTAGCGTAAGCGCGGTCCCTCCGAACGTCGCTGCGACTTGGAACGTGTCGGCAGCGCGATTGACAACGAAGTACGTCGTGTGCGCACTGATCCCAGTCGTTCCGGTGATTGAGCCGAAGTTCACGCGCTGGCCGTTTTGAAAGCCGTGCGCAGTGCGGTTGACCGTGTCGCCAGAATCTGTGAACGTGACGTTGACTGCTTTAGATGTCCCAACAACGACACCGGAAACATCACCGTACGCAATGTTCCGTTCCGCCGTAACGCCGGATGCGACATCGATGTCGCCGCTGCCATCGCCCCAGTTCACCACGTACGCGGCTGTCGCGGAAAGGGCCACGAAATTGGACGGGTGGTCGAACACGGCGAGCAACCCAGTGAACTTCTGCACTCCGTCGACCATCGCCGTTTGCGCAGGCCAATCTGGATTCCGCACAAACCCATCGGCAGGGGTCAGCGGCGTGGTCCCCGACATGGACGTGACCTGCATCCTCGATGCAAAAATTGGGGAGTCTCGGTGATCAGTGCCGTCATACTTGTAGCAAAGCAGAAAGCCCCAACCGCCAACTCCCAATCCGGTGACTGCGTCGAGATCAAGTGAGAGCACGCCACCGGCGGTCGTCGTGGCAATGGCGGACTGCCCTACCGCCTGGCCGATGTTCGGCGGCAAATCAGAGTCGAACCACAGCACGGCAATGTCCGTGCCGCTGGCGTACGGATTGTCATCTGCGTCGTACAGTGTGACCTCGACACCTTTGGCCATCAAGCGTCTCCAAGCTCAGCGGGGCGCGTTTCGGTTTCGAGCGCGGCGTTCTCTTGCTCTAGCGCATCGGCAAAACGGTTCATCGCCTCGGCCACCTTCACCCACGGCTCGCGCAGGTTCGGGTGCTCGCGCTCCATCTCCGCGGCGGAGCCGTTCATGATGTGGGCGATCTCCATCAGACATGCGATCATCAGCGCTTTCTTCCTGCGCAAGCGCTCGTGGTCTTCCATCGGCACCCACGCGCGCGGGTCGCCGTGCATCACGCCGCAGATGACATCGCTCATCGCGCGCGCTCCAGCTCGCGGTTCTTGTTCAAGAGCGCGTAGTACGCGCTGGCGATCACCCACTTCTGGCCGCCGAACGACGCGGAGGCAAACGTCTGGGGCACGGCGATAAACACTGCGTCTGGGGAGTCCCCCACGATGCGCCACTCCGTTTGGGGGTCCAGCTCCATCGCGGCCTCGGCCAAGGCCTTTGCCGCGCTGACTTGCGCCGTCGTTGGCTCCAGCCGCAGCACTGCGGTCCACTTCGAGCCGTCGCGCCCGCACATGCGCCGCTGCAGCAGCAGCATTGAAACGGCGCAGCCCGCGGACCGGGGCGCGCTGGACGCTCTCGCACTCACGCACGTCGGGCCCACAGGAACACCACGACAAGGCCGACGGCCAGCGCCAGCGACGCTGCAGGCTCTGGAACGGGGCTGCTCGGCGCAAGGTCTCGCCCAGGTGGCGCTGAGATGCGACAGACGTCGGCAGCCAGCAACGCGCATTCCGCGTCGAGCCAGTGCGAGCCCGAGGCACCCAGCGGCACACGCGTGCCTGGCGCGGCCAGGTCCTCGAAGGTCTTCACGGCTTGCGCCTCACGGGTACATGTTCGCGCGCGTCACGATGACGTCGCTGCCGCGCTGGAACACGCGAACCCCGTCCAGCTCCACCACCAGCCAGCACAGCTCGGACGCGCTTTGCGTGCCGGCGTTCTTCACGGCCCGGCGCCGGAACATGCGCCCGTCTGGCTCCATGAGCGAGACGGTTGTCGCGCCATCGGAGCCGATCCGCACGCCTTCTGGCGTGGTGGTGATGGCATGGACCGGGTCGCGCACGTTCAGATCTCGTCCCAGGCCAGCGTGAGCGTTTCGGTGGGCGTGATGCCGCCGCTCGCCGTGTCGTCCACGGTGAGCATGAGCACCAGGTGGTCGCCCTTCTCGCCGGTGCTGGTGAACGGCCCGGCGCCCAGTGACAGCGGCGCGCCGCTGGTGTAGGTGAACAGGCCGGCGTAGCCCGTCGTTGCGGTGGCCTCGGCTGGCGTGGCGTAGGACGCGACGGCCTTGGCGTACGCCGCAATGCCCGTGCCCAGGCCGTTGCCGCCGTCGCTGTAGGCGACGATGTTGCTGATCTCGGTGTAGGTGCCACCCGTGACGTTCAGGCGCAACCACTTCTCGAATGAGAAGTCGGTGCCGGAGACCGGTTTGACCATCGGGTTGCTGGTGTCGACGGTGGCGTCGTCGGCGTTCTTGAAGCGGACGGTGCCGCTGGTCTTGTCGGTGGGCGTGCCACCGGCGCCGTTCTTCTCGATGATCTGGACTGTTGCAGCCATGATGATTCCTTCGTCTGTTGGTTGGGTCAATGCTCACGGCGCTGCCGTGCGGTTGCGTGAAGTGGTCTGCCCGTAGTAGTAGCCGATGAGCCCACCGAGGATCAGGCCCACGATGCCGTTGGCGATCGCTGCCCGCACGTCCTCGCTGAACGGCGTGCCGAACAGACCGACGATGGCGCCGACGACCATGTACACGAGAGGCAGCAAGCCCACCGCGACAAGGAAGCTCGGCGATCTGAAAACCTGCCACCAGGGGCCGTCGTTGAACATCACCGCTTGGTCGGCCTGTCGCGCGGAGGCAATGCCGCCGCCGCCGGCTTCGGTGAGCTGATACCAGTTCGCCTCGACGGCTTTCTCCACCTGCTGCCGCGCTGCAGGATCGGCCTGCATTTTCTCGACGGCGTCCATGGCGTTGACTGCGCCCACGGTGGTCTGCGCCAGCTTGATGGCTTCGCCCACCACGGCCAGGTTGCGCTCGCTGCTCTTGCTGCCGCTGCCGAACCAAGCTCCGAGCTTGGGCAGCAGCTCCAGGAACGCGGGCGCCAGGGCCGCGACGACGGGCGCGATGGGTACGGGCATGCCGCCCTCCTGTGAGTATTGGGCCGGGTCCGAGGACTGGGGCGTCTCGGCGGCCGGCGTGGCCGCGGTGTCTGCAGCGAGCGCCGCCTTCGCGCGCTCGAGCCTGCGCCGTCTGTCTTCGATGCCGTTCGTGCCGCCGTTGATCGCACGGGTGACAGCCTCATGATCGTCGCGGTCGGCCAGGGCATTGATGTCGCGCATGCCCCAGTAGTCGCACGCCGACAGCGCCGCCCACTTCGGTTGCTCGAGCAGCTCGGGCGCGGCCACGAAGTCGGGCGCGTCGATGCCGTGAGCGCGCAGCCGGTCGCGCAGCGCGCCGTAGTTGTGCCGGCCGGTGGTCTGCAGCAGCCCGCGGCCCATGTAGCGCCGGCCGTCGCCTGGCTGGATGTTGCCCAGGTCAGCCCGGCCCTCATAGCGCTCCTGGGCCGGCGTCGGGCCCCACACCTCGCGCACATGCACCAAGGCGCCGCTTTCGTGCGCCACCTGGGCCAGGAAGTGCGCCAGCCGCAGCGGCCCGGTGATCTGGTACGCCTCGCATGCCGCGGCCAGGTGCGGCGCGTACAGCTCGGCCAGGTCGCGCCTGGCGCCCAGCGCCGATTCGAGCAGCGCAGGCGTGATCCTCACCGCTCAACCTCCGGCATGGTGGTGACGCTGCGCAGCAGCGCATCGGCCGCGCGCCTCTCGCTGTCGAACATCTCGCGCACCGGTTCAATCGAGCGCGGCTGCACCAGCGCGAAGCCACACTCCGGCCTGTAGTCCACGAACCACACCGGGCCGCTTCCCAGGTCCGGGCCAACGTCGAGCGCGAGCACCGTGCCGTGCATCTTGGCGATGCCGTGCCGGCCGCTGAAGCGCAGGCGGGTGTAGTACAGCTCATCGGTCATGGCGGGCCTCGATCAACCGGTCGAGCCGCGCCATGATGTCGCGCATGTCGCTGCGCAGCAGGCTCAGGCTGTCGTTGTGGTTGGCGTCCTGTCGGTTGTCGCGCTCGGCCTGCGCCACTTGCGCCGTTTCCAGAGCGATGATCCGTGCGTCGAGCCGGGCCACGAACCACAGGCCGCCGGCAAACTGCGCCAGCATGGCCAGGATGATGCTGATGGGCACCCGTCTGTCGAGGTGCCACTGTCCTTCGCTGTCCTGTGTCATGGCGTCAGTCGCGCTCGTAGCGCGTGACGGTCTTGACGATCTCGTCGTCGGCGTCGCGCTCCACGGTCTGCACGGCGCGCGTGGGGTGGTTGTCGATGACCTTCACCTCGGCCGGCGCCACGTCGACCTGGTTGACGATGTTCACCACCGGGGCCTCGGCGGCGCGCTGTTCCGGCACGTGCACGTGGTTGGTGATGGTTGGCTCGGGCACGTGCACGTCGTTGTGCACGCGCACCTCGGCGGCCGACGGCGCCACGTGGTTGTGGATCTCGTGCCGCTGCTCGGGCACGTGCACGTGGTTGTTGATGGTGGGCGGCGGCGCCGGCGGCGGCAGCGGGGCGGGCGGCGGGGCGTTCCGGTGGCCCACGTCCACACCGCGCAGCACCAGGTCGACGGCATCGCGCGCCGATGTGGCCGGCGCGGCCGCGGCGGCCGCCGTCTTGCCGGTCTGCAGCTGCAGCAGCACGTCGAGCGTGCCGTCGGTGCGCAGGCGGTCCAGGTCGGCCTTCAGCTCGGTGAACACCAGGTCGGGTTTGTAGCCGCGGCGGCGCAGCTTCTCGCTGATGCTGCTCATGCCGCCAGACACCTCGGCCAGGTCGGCCTTCACGTCCTGCTCTGGGTTGACGTACTCCCACTTGGGCGTGGACCAGTCGACGCGGTAGTCGGCCTGGCGCAGCTTGCCGGAGAGCACGGCCGCGTCGATGAAGGCGCGCCAGATCGGGTTGCACAGCCGCGGAATGACGGTGAGCCACTGCAGCTGCTCGGCGCCGCGGCGGAATTCCAGCAGGGCCACGCGGGCGCTGCTGAAATTGACCTTGCTCACGTCGCCGGTGAGCATTTCGTAGGTGACGCCCATGCCGGCGGCCACCAGGTGCAGGTTGAACACCAGGTATTCCACGTAGCCGGGCGCGGCCTTGGGCTCGACGACGGTGAGGTCCAGCCCGGTGGGCATCTGCGTGATGCTGCCGCTGGCCAGCGTGCCCAGCTCGCCGGTTTCGCGCACCTTGCCCACGGTGTCGCTCTCGCTCATGCTCATGGTGCTGGCGTCGCCGGTGGCCAGCACGCTGAGGCGCGTTTCCAGGTTCTTGCGCTGAAGCTCGGCGTCTTCGTACAGCTGCAGGTCGCGCACCCTGGCGATCACGGGCGCCAGCCGCGGGAAGCCGCGGCCCTGGCCCGGGCGTTCGGGGTTGAACAGGTGCACCATGCGGTCGGCCGGCACGGGGTAGCTGCTGGCGCGCAGGCGGCGGCCGCTGGTGTATTCGCCGGGGTGCTGGTCCCACAGCCAGTACGCGGTGACGCGGCCCAGCGGGTTGTATTCCACGCCGTTGACAATGGTGTTGGCGTTGTTCGTGCCGTTCTTGCTGCTGTCGAGCCAGTCGATTTCCAGCACCTGCAGCTGCAGCGGCACGGCCAGGCCGTCTTCACTGCGGCGGGTGCGCAGGCGCACGAGGCATTCGCCGTCCTGCTCCATGGCGCGGTAGGCGGCGGCCTGCAGGCCGTAGAAGTCGAGCCGGCCGTCGGCGTCGGCCTGGCTGACCCACTCGTTCCACAGCGCGTCGATCTCCGCGGCGCGCGGCGACAGGCTGCGCGGGGTGATGCCGGTGCCCACGATGTTGGCCACCAGGCTGTCGAGCCCGCGGCGGATGTAGGGCACGTTCTGCACCAGCGCCCGTGAACGGGCGCGCAGGGCGTTGGAGTCGGCGGCGTGGTCGGTGTTGGCACTGGCGCCGCTGCGGCGGGGGCGCCAGCCGTCTTTGGGGCTGGCCCCTTCGTAGGCACGCACCAGCGCTTCGCGGGCGCGCATGCGGCGGATGCCGGCGGCCGGGGCCACGTAGCTGATGAGGCGGTCCAGCGCGTTGGGCTGGGGTGCGTTTTTCTCGGTGGCCATGGCCTGGCCCTCAGTCGCCGCGGGCGGTGCTGAAGCGCACAGCGTAGGCGCCGCGCCGCACGGTGGCGGTGCCGGCCTCGCCGGCCAGGTCGGACTTGATCATCTGGCGCGCCTGCTTCAGTTCGTCGAAGCTGCGATAGGTGACGCGCTTGCCGTTCACCTCGACCGTGAGCTCGCCGGAAGCGATGGCGCTGTCTACTGCGGCGAGGTCGTCGGATGTGAAGGCCATGGGTGCGGATGCCGGCGGGTTGCCGCCAGCCCCGCCAATGGCGCAGGTCAGGCGTCGTCTGACGGTAGCTGCGGGGCTGTTTCATTTCCAGGAAAAGTGGAACGCCTGGCCGGATCGACCCTGAACAGCGGGCCGCGCGGGCGCCCGCCGCACTGCTTCAGGATTCGCCACACCGTGGTGCGGCCGATGCCCAGCGAGCGCGCCACCTCGGTGGAATTCTTGCCATTGAACAGCCCGAGCACCTCGGCGACCAGCTCCTGGCGCGCCGTAGCCGGGCGGTTGGCGATGTAGCAGTCCTCGCCGGCGAATTCCGACCGCACCTTGGCCTTCATCGCGGCAAGCGCCTTGGCATCCATGCCGGACAGGCGCGGGTCGTCGCGCAGGAAGTCGAATATGCGGTCGACGAGGTCTGGGTCGGCGGGTGGGCGCGATGCTGATCTGGTTTTAGTCATTGGGGTCGTCCTGTTCTTCATCATCACCAAGACCTGCCAAATCCCGGCCTCGCCGCCGGCTGCTCGACTTTCCGCGGCACAGCGACAGAGGCGGCAGCCGACGCCGCCGGCGCCGGCGCCACCGCCACCATCGACGGCAGCCGCTGTTCCCACAAGTCCCACTCCGCGCGCGTGGCGCGGTGCAGGCGCAGCTCCGGGTGATGCCCGGCGGCGAACGCATAGACCCAGGTGTCGAGCGGCTCGTTGCGCACGCCGCCGCGGC